ATGAGTAACGGAATTAATGTTGTTAAAAGAGATGGTAAAACTGAACCCCTCAATTTGAATAAACTTCACGTTATGGTGGAGGAAGCCTGCAAAGACCTAGCAGGTGTATCAGCATCTCAAGTAGAGATGCAGTCTGGCATTCAATTTTATAATGGAATTACTACTGCAGAGATTCAGGAGATTCTGATTCGCTCTGCTTCCGACCTGATTAATTTGGATCACCCAAATTATCAATACGTCGCTGCAAGGTTGCTTCTATTTGCCCTTCGTAAGCGTTTATTTGGTCGTATGCATGAATACCCTACCGTAAAGCAACACACTCTTCGTGCCATTGCTAGGGGTGTATATGATGCGGAAATTATTGACGCCTATACTGAAGAAGAATTTGAGAAACTTGATTCGTTTATCGAGCACGGTCGTGATTACTTGTTTACTTATGCGGGTCTGCGTCAAGTTGTTGATAAGTATCTTGTTCAAGACAGAAGTTCTGGTGAAATATATGAAACACCACAGTTTATGTACCTTTTGATTGCTGCAACTATTTTCTCTAAGTATCCTAAAGAAACTCGTCTAGATTACGTTAAGAAGTATTATGACGCAATCTCAAAGCACAAAATCAACATTCCGACCCCCATCATGGCGGGGGTGCGAACACCGCTTAGACAATTTGCTAGCTGTGTGCTTGTTGACAGCGATGACACCCTCGATAGTATCTTTACTAGCGATATGGCTATTGGCAGATATGTTGCACAGAGGGCGGGCATCGGTATCAACGCAGGTCGCATCCGTGGCATCAACAGTAAAATACGAGGTGGCGAAGTCCAGCACACTGGCGTTGTACCGTTTCTCAAAAAGTTTGAAGCAACTGTCCGTTGCTGCACGCAAAATGGTATACGAGGAGGAAGCGCGACGGTCCACTTCCCAATCTGGCACCAAGAAATCGAAGACATTCTAGTTCTTAAAAATAATAAAGGAACTGAAGATAATCGTGTTCGTAAGTTAGACTATTCTATCCAAATTTCTAAACTGTTCTATGAACGATTTATCCACAACGAAGAAATCTCTCTCTTCTCTCCACATGCTGTTCCTGGTCTCTATGATGCTTTTGGCACTGATGGATTTGACGAGTTATATGTTCGTTATGAACGAGATGAGTCTATTCCAAGAAAAACTATCGGTGCTCAAGAACTCTTCTTGGATCTCCTGAAAGAACGTGCAGAAACTGGTCGTATTTACATTATGAATATTGATCATTGCAACTCTCACTCATCATTTATTGATAAGGTTGAGATGAGTAATTTGTGTCAGGAAATTACTCTTCCCACTAAACCACTTCAACATATTGATGATACTGATGGGGAAATTGCTCTTTGTATTCTTAGTGCTATTAACGTTGGCAAACTCAAATCAATAGAAGAGTTAGAAGGTCTCTGCGATCTTTCTGTTCGATCTCTTGATGAATTAATAGACTTTCAGGGATATCCTGTAAAGGCAGCAGAAATCGCCACAAGAGCACGTCGCTCACTTGGAATAGGGTTTATTGGTTTGGCACATTATCTCGCCAAACATGGGCATAACTATAACGATCCTGCTGCTTGGAAACTTGTTCACGATTTGACTGAAGCATTTCAGTATTATTTGATTAAAGCAACTGTCCGACTTGCTAGAGAAAAAGGTCCCTGCGAATATTCACATCGAACCAAATATGCTCACGGAATTCTTCCGATTGATACATATAAGAAGGACGTTGATGAAATAGTTCCAAATGATCTTAAGTATGATTGGGAATCACTTCGTGCTAAGGTCAAAAAGTATGGTGTACGGAACTCAACACTGTCCGCACAGATGCCATCGGAGAGCAGTTCCGTTGTGTCAAATGCAACCAATGGAATCGAACCACCTAGAGGATACTTGTCCGTTAAGAAGTCAAAGAAGGGACCACTCAAACAGATTGTTCCTCAATATCATACCCTTAAAAATAACTATACGCTTCTTTGGGATATGCCTAGCAATACTGGTTATATCAATATTGTTGCTGTTATGCAAAAGTTCTTTGATCAAGCGATTTCTGGAAACTGGTCCTATAATCCAGAAAATTATCCAGATAATGAAGTTCCTGTTAGCGTAATGGCACAAGACCTTCTTACCACTTACAAATATGGTTGGAAGACAAGTTATTATCAGAATACTTATGACATTAAGACTGATGAAGTGGTTGAAGACAAGAAGAAAAAACTTGAATCATTGTTAGATGGCATTATGAGTAGTGATGAAGAAGATTGTGAAAGTTGCAAAATCTGATTCGGTTAAATATTACAGTGTGAGTTAAGTTAATTCGTTGAGGAAAGTATGGTCTTTAGTTTTAAAAAAAATTTAGAGGAGAAATCAATGGTCGAATCAATGACCGTTTTTAATTCTCAAGAAGTAGACACTAAGAAGCAACCAATGTTTTTTGGAGCACCACTAGGAATTCAAAGATATGATTCTTACAAATATCCAATCTTTGATAAATTAACTCAACAACAACTTGGATATTTCTGGAGACCTGAAGAGATTTCATTACAAAAAGATCGTGGAGATTATCAAACACTACGTCCAGAACAAAAGCATATCTTTACTTCAAATCTTAAATACCAGATTATGCTTGATTCGGTTCAAGGTCGTGGTCCTGGTATGGCATTTACTCCATACTGCTCCCTTCCTGAACTAGAAGCGTGTATGAAGGTATGGGAGTTTATGGAGATGATCCACTCTCGTTCATACACTTATATCATCAAAAATGTATATTCAGATCCAACTGAAGTTTTTGATACTATTCTTCGTGATGATCGTATCTTAGAAAGAGCGGTCAGTGTTACGGAAGCATATAATGATTTTATCAACAATGCCCAATACTATGGAACATCTAATGATTGGATTCATGCTTTAGAACAAGTTCCCACCGCACAAAATACAAGATATGAACTCAAACGAAAGCTTTTCAGAGCAGTTGCAAACGTTAATATTCTTGAAGGTATTCGCTTTTACGTCAGCTTCGCTTGTAGTTTTGCGTTTGGCGAACTCAAGCTTATGGAAGGAAGTGCAAAAATCATATCATTGATTTCTCGTGATGAAAATCAGCATTTGGTTATCACTCAAAATATTTTGAACAAGTGGAAAGAGGGTGATGACCCAGAGATGGCACGAATCTATAAAGAAGAGGAACAGTGGGTTTACAAGACCTTTGAGAACGCTGTGAATCAAGAAAAACTTTGGGCAGAGTATCTGTTCAAGGATGGTTCAATGATTGGTCTAAATGACAAACTATTGCAGCAGTATGTTGAGTGGATTGCGAATCGCAGAATGAAGGCAATTGGACTCAAACCACTTTATGATATTTCTGCAAAGAATAATCCACTTCCTTGGACCGATTATTGGATTAACTCTAAAGGTGTTCAAGTCGCACCTCAAGAAACAGAAATTTCTTCATATTTGGTTGGTGGAATCAAATCTGATGTGAAACCAGATAGTTTTTCTGGATTTAAGTTATGAAACCCGACCAAACACAAGAACAAGAAATCCAATGGGATAAAGAAGAAATGCTGAACGCATATCAAGAAGCGGCTGAGTGTGATGAGTTTTTATTTGGAGATTTTGATTATTCTGATGTTTGGAAAAATACTGAAACTAATGACGTTTATTGAGGGTCTCAAAGGACCCTCTTTTTTATAAATATCTAATAAATATCTAAAAGTGTGTGATAAATGAAAACGTTTCAACAGTTTTGTGAGCAGGCATATCAATTAGATGAGTTTATTGATACTAAAAAAGTTTTAAAACCTATTATACAAACTGTAAAAAATATTACTCAAAGTCCTACTGGAAGGTTTGCAAGAAGAGCAATTCAAATTGCCAGCAGAGGGGAAGGTGTTGCTGGTGTAGTTAGTCCTAGAACTGGTCCATTAGAAAAGTTGGCTGCCGGAGTTCAAGCGGTTGCTCCTCCTGGCGTTAGCGATGCTGCTGCTTCTCTAAGATATACTGCAATGCAGTCTAAACCATTCAAAAAAGTTGATACTGCAATGCAAAGGTATCATAAAAATGCATACAAATTAAACCCACAAGGATATGCTCAGATGGCGACTGGTTCTTTCTAAGTCTTGACGGACGCTTAGAATCGTGTTACCATAGAGTCCTTCCACCAAACTTTATAATGAAAAAACTTTTGAAAAAATTTGTAAAGTGGCAACCTTTCCGGGGAACAGGTATGTCTCAACTACAAGAATTTTTGTTTATTGTTTTTGTTGTAGTCTTTATTAAAATTATTTTTACTTTTGCTTGAGGTGGATTTAAACCCACCTTTTTTTTATAAATACTTTTAAGTAAAAAAGTTATTAAAAAAGATGGCTAATTTATCATCAAAATTGGTACGAGATATTAATTCTTTATATGAAGGAATTTATTCTGAAGTTCTAACTGAAGAGAAGCAAAATGAACTTCTGATGATTGAATGGTATAATTCTCTTGTAGAAGAGGGTTATATTGATGGTAATAAAATTGAAGAAAAGTATGAGCAAGAAACTCTAAATGAAGTATGGAGTAAAGTTGCTGGTGCTGTAACTAAGTACGGTCCAAAAGTAATGCAAGGACTGAGAAACGTTACTGGATTTGGATTGGGACCAACTGCTGGTGGAAAGAGAAAAATTTTAACCACCGGCGCCGGAACAGCAACTGCTCTTGATCCACAAAGAGCATCAGAAATTGTTGGAGGAACTATAAGTGGGACAGCACGTGCAGTAAAAGGTGGTGTAGAAGGTGCATATAGGGGGGTAACACAACAACCTCAGCAACAACAACCAACAGGAACTGCATATATTGATCCACAAACGGGAACCATTAAGTATCGCTGATATGGAAAATCTAAATCAATTAGATGAACAGGGTGGACAAATAGTTTTTGCACCACAAAATGGAAAACCAGGATATCGTGTAAAAAAAGCAGATGGTTCATTGGGTCAATGGATTCCTGTAAGTCCATCAGATTATAATAAATCTGGACTTAAAGCAGATATTGACAGGTATGTAAAGTCTGGTGGGAAAGTTTATACTCCACCAAAACCAAATCCAAAACCAGATAGTCGTTTAGATTCGCCTATTGCTGGTAAAGGACCAAAGGGAAATGAAGTTGGTTCAAAACCATCCACACAACCAGCAGCGCAATCAGATGCTGCCCCAGCACCTTCTGGAAGTGGTAGAGGTGGTGGCGGATCAGCACCTAGACCTACTCCTACACCCGCTGCTGCTGCCCTTAAACCCTCCCCGATGGCAGACTATATGAAGGCAGCATCTGCTGCTAGAAAGAGCGGAGACCCTGCTGAGATGGCAAAAGTCAGGGATATGGGTATGGAGATTTGGAGAAAGTCCAATCCCAAACTTGCTGCCGCTGCTGCTGAAAGAGAGCGTATTCGTGGAACTGCTCAGACTGATAATCCTCTTATGAAAGATATGAGATCTAGATTGCCTGTTACTCCAACTGTTCAGGCACCAGCAGTCAAGGATCTTGGTCTCGGACAACAATCATTATCACAAAATCCAAATGCTGGGAGAATGCCAGAACCATCACAACCAAAATTTTCCATAAGCAAAAGTGCTACCATGAACAAGACTGCTGACAATCTTTCTAAAAATCCACTTAAAAAGGAAGCATATGATATTGTTTTAGATTATATCCTTTCAGAAGGACATGCTGATACTATCTCCGAAGCACATTATGTAATGATGCAAATGGATGCTGAGCATATTCAGAATATTGTTGAGGTTTCTGGTGAGTGGTTCCGTGGTATTTTTAACTCAAAGAATTCTGCTGCATCTAGATCACAAAATACAAGTCCTTTTAATAGACAAACTCAACCACTTCCTAGCACTACATCACCATTTGCAAAACCTACAAGTTACACTGATAGTGGTAAATTAACTCCTTATGGTGCTGGTGGTGGTGCAGCTGCAGAAAAATCGGGTAAAACTCGTGACCAAGTTATGAGACAAGGTGCAAATAATCTTGAAAGGGTAAATAAACCAAAATCAAATCCAGGTCCAGATTTCGGACGCTGATCTCGAGAGGGTTAACAACCCTCTTTTTTATTATCTAGTAACAGATTTTTTAACTAATGCAGTTCCTTCTACAATCCTTGTTATAGTTCCGGTGGGACTGTTTAATAATAAATCATAAAAATATTTTCCGGGTTTTAGATTAGTAGTCATAGTTGATCCTAATGCTATTCTTACCTTGCCTAATTCCGTATTTGTAATTGATACTTCAAAATTTGCAGATGGTGATGAAGATTCGTATTTTTTTAATTTAGCGCATCCACTATATCCAGTTAGATCTAATGCACTATCACTATCTTCACTCTCTAATACAAATGTTTGCTCAAAATCTGTTGAAGTATGAATAACAATATTCGTAGTATATACAGTCATTTTTCTTCTCTATAATTGTTATTTAGAAACAACCAGTTGATATTCCACCTCTAACTAAAATTGTTCCTTCTACTCCAATTACTCTTGTCGTGTTTGGACGAATTAGTAATAAATCATAAACATATCTTCCAGATTTTAAAGTTGATGTAACTGTACTTGCCATAGATATTGTTATTTTTCCATTGGGTCTATCAATAAACGAAACACCAAAACCAACATATGAGGAACTTTCTGGGGTTTTTCTCATATAACAACTTGCACCAAAACCAACAAGATTAACTGGAAGTCCACCAGTTTGTATTAGTTCTAGAGTTTCGCTAAAATCGGCACTAGTATTAATTACTAAATTTCTAACATATACTGACATTTCTAGTATAACTCTTTATTGAATATTTATCAATACCCCTTGACAAGGCTTAAAAATACACCTAGACTGGGTTTGTCTCCGTTAAAGATAAGTTATATTTATTAATACTTAGAGCTCTTAAGTACAGCACCATAGATTCTTTCAGACTCGCTCATATAAAAAGTTCCACCAATATTTGTATTATAATACTCTTCACTCATTAATACATTACGGTTAAACTGTTCATAAGTTTCATAATAACTCATAGATTTCTTATGAGGACATAGGTAGAGAATCTCACGAAGAAAATGTTCTCTACCTAAATTTTTAACATCTTCATTGAGTTCATCACAAGAACCGAAGTAGTTTTTCCAATCACTTTCTAGTGTTTTTCTTCTTCCAGTTTTTCTATCTTTTTGCCTGGTCCAGAAATGTTTTTTACCAATGTATTTTTTATTATTCGTAAGATTCGTAATTATGTAAACAAATCCCTCCATTCCTTTGGGAACATTGGTAAAGACCTTTCCATTATATTGCCAATCCATAAGCATTCTTTATTTACCTATTTAGATTTGTCATCGAAGGATAAAAATGCTAGACTTGAGGAAACCGATCATTTTCTAAATACTATGGATACTCTTGAAACCACTTTAAGACAATCGCACGATTGGGCTCTTAATCGTATTCATACACTCTACGATAAAAAATGTATTGAAAATGCTTACGCAATTCAATCCGAATTCAGTGAGTGGTTGAATCCGGATATTTCAGATCATGAAATTTTCTCATTAGAATTCATAGGAGATAAAAATGACACAGATTGACTTGCACAATTTTTTTAAGCATTATGATGAAAAGAATCCAAGGCATGTTGCTGCCGTGGAAAAATTTGAAAAGGACTTGCTTTTAAAAGCACAAGACTTAATTCAAGATGAATCAGAGTGGGTAAAGATTTTTAGATCAAAACCAGAAGCACCAAAATCAAATATTTTATCCGTACCATTTTATCCACAAACAGATAATTATAGAGACGCACAGAGAACTTGCAATTCATCTGCATGTGCAATGTGTTTGGAATATTTTAAACCTGGTACACTAAAAGGGTCTAAGGGCGACGACGCCTATGTACAAAAAGTTTTCTCAATTGGTGATACGACAGATCATGTGGTTCAAACCCGTGTTCTGGCGTCTTATGGAATTAAGTCACATTTTAGTTACGGGCTATCTTTTAATGATCTTGATCGTGAGCTTGCTGCTGGGAGACCCGTGGTTATTGGTATTCTCCACCGTGGCACTTTATCTGCTCCTACTGGTGGGCACATGGTTGTAGTCATTGGTAAGACTCCAGGTGGGGATTATGTCGTTAATGATCCTTATGGATCATTAAATGATGGATATACAAGTGCTGTAACCAATGGTAAAGGTGCCGTGTATAAGAGATCTGATCTTGTGCGTAGATGGTGTCCAAAAGGTAATGATGGATGGGGACGTGTTTTTGAAGTTGCAAAAAAGTAGAATCAACATCACAATTAAAAATCCCTCAATGTGGTGTTGATTTAATAAAGGAATTTGAGGGATGCCATTTAAATGCATATCCAGATCCATTAACAGGATATCTTCCTATTACAATCGGATGGGGAAGCACCAAAGATTTTGATGGAAAATCTTTTAAACTTGGTAGAAAAATTACTCAAGATTATGCTGATAAACTTTTAATTTTTGATCTTGAAAACAGATTTATTCCATCACTTCAAAAAATCCCATATTGGAATGAAATGAATGACAATCAACGAGGAGCACTTTTATCCTTTGCTTATAATCTCGGTGCTGGGTTTTACAATTCAAATAATTTCAGCACTATCTCTTGCCATTTACGTGAAAAAAATTGGGCAGAAATCCCAAAAACGTTAGAACTATATCGTAATCCTGGCAGTAAAGTTGAAGCAGGATTATTAAGAAGAAGAAAAGCAGAAGGAAAACTCTGGGTTTCTTAATCTTCTACCTTAGTTCTTAAAGCAATTACAGTTGTTAGAATTGCTAATAAAGTTTCATATCCTCTTCTCTCAGATTCTTTACAATCTAAGGGAGGAGGATTTTTTAATCCACCTAATACATTTGCACTAATGATAGATCCTGGAATCATAAA